ATACCACACACAGTGCAGAGCCTGAAAAGTAAAAGGGAAGCCTGACAGCGCAGCCTGAAAAGTAAAAGGATACCATGACAGAACATCAAAAACACATTCACAGCAAGCTGGTGGCGCAGTACCAGCAGCGCGCTGACTTGACGCCTGGGCAGTTCGAGCTGCTGTACACACTGGCGTGCGTTATGCTGGAAGAGCAAACGCTGCAGAACTACTGCGACGCAAACGGCACATGTTACACAGTGGTGGGCAAGAGCGGTGACACCTACAGCCGCATGCGCCCTGAGTGGCAGCAGCTAAAAGAGGCGCGCCACCGCAAACAAATCATCATCACACGCCTTGAAAATTGGATTGGCGAAGGCAAACCAGAGGACGAACACGCCGAATACTTTGGCTGAAGCAGAAGACAAATACTACTTTGACCAGGCGGCAGCTGACAAAGCTGTTGGGTTCATTGAGACGTTTTGCACGCATGTCAAGGGTGAGTTGGGCGGCAAGCCGTTTATACTTGAGGACTGGCAGAAGGACGACATTATACGGCCACTGTTTGGCTGGAAGAAGCCCGACGGGATGCGCAGGTATCGCACTTGCTACGTAGAAATCCCACGCAAAAACGGCAAGTCTAACCTGAGCGCAGCAATTGCTTTGTACATGCTTTTCGCTGACGGTGAACCAGGTGCTGAAGTAATCAGTGCAGCAGGCGACCGTGGCCAGGCCAACATCGTGTTCAACATTGCGCAAGAAATGATTGGCAACAGCAAGCACCTGCGGCAGCGCAGCAAAGTCTTGCGCAACGTCATTCACTATGGCAGCAGCTGGTACAAATCAATCAGCGCGGAGGCCTACACCAAGCACGGCCTTAACTGTCACGGCGTCATCTTCGACGAATTACACACCCAGACATCACGTGAACTTTGGGACGTACTGACGACATCAACAGGCGCACGGCGCCAGCCGCTTGTCATTGCACTGACGACGGCAGGCCATGACCGCGCGTCTATTTGTTACGAGGTGCACGAATACGCAAAAGGCGTGCGTGACGGCACAATCGACGACGACACGTTTTTGCCTGTGCTGTACGCTGCTCACATTGACGACGACTGGACAGCAGAAGAGACGTGGAGAAAGGCAAACCCTGGTTTTGGCAGCATTTGCCACAAAGACTATTTTGAGCAGGCGGTAAAGAATGCCAAGGCCAACCCCAGCATGGTCAACAGTTTTTTGCGCCTGCATCTGAACATCTGGACATCCGCAGAGACGGCGTGGATACCTGATGACATTTGGATGCTGGGCAACAAACCCATACCACATGACCGGCTTGCCTCTTTGCCCTGCTATGGTGGGCTTGACCTTGCATCTACACAAGACCTCACTGCATTCGCAATGCTGTTTGTTGACGCTGACAACGATTGCATGTATTTGCTTGTGCATCAATTTGTCAACAGCGAAAAGGCGCACACCAAAAAGCTGAGCGCTGGAATTGATTACCTGGCATTCAACCGCGAAGGTGACATCACCATCACCCCAGGCAATGTGACTGACTTTCGTATTGTGCGCGAATACATCACAGAACAGTGCGCAAAGTATGACATGCGTTCCATTGGCTATGACCCGCGCTTCAGCACTTACATAGTTGCAGAGCTTGAAGCTGACGGCATACACATGTCACCCATGGCGCAGAACATTACAACCATGAACGGCCCCACCAAAGAGTTTGAAATGGCCGCCATGAAGGGTGAAATTATACACGGCGGCAACAGGTGCTTGCGTTGGCAGATGGGCTGCGCTGTGGTGTACACAGACGTCAACGAAAACAAACGGGTGACAAAAGAGAAAATGGAAAACAAAAAGGTTGACGGCATTATAGCCAGTATTATTGCCATGAACGAATACCTGCACAGTCTCAACCAGGATGAACTTTTCTTTGACGTGTTAGACTTGTAAAGGTTTTTTTCGTATCTTCTGAACTTACTGCAACGCATGGCCACACTTCAAGACCGTCTTCGCGCTTTGTTCAGGTATCGCGTGGGCAAGTACAACCCGCAGAACCTGGAAGCAGAAATGGGCATCAACCCAATTGTGCGCAGCGGGGTCAATGTAACCGAGCAGAGCGCGCTGGCCATTTCTACTGTGTACGCTTGCGTCAATAAGATTGCCAGCACCATTGCCAGCCTGGGGCTTGAAATCTATGTTCGTGACGGTCGCAACGTGGAGGTGGCCAACGTTCACCCTGCCTATGAGTTAATCACTAGCGCCCCAAACGAACACCAAAACGCTTTCGACTTTTGGGAGAATCTGCTGTGTTCTGCGCTCATGTACGGGTGCGGGTATGCAGTAATCGAGCGCAACGCGCGGGGCTACGCTGAGCGCCTGGTGCCTGTGTCGTATTACGATGTTGACGTCAAAGAGGTAGACGGCGAACGGGTGTATGTCATTCGTGACTATGGCGCTGTCACACAGGCCAACATGCTTGAAATTTCTTGCATGGGCGGCATGTCACCCATTCGCCTGCACCGCGAAAACATGGGGCTGGCCAAGGCGGCGCAAGACTTTGGCAGTGAATACTTCGGCCAAAAGGGTCAAATGACTGGTGTGCTGGCCTCAGAGCAACCTCTGAGAAAAGAGCAAATGGACGTCATTCAAAACAGCTGGAACGCCAGCGCTATGAATGCAGGCACAAAGCTGCTGCCGTTTGGGTTCAAATACCAGCGCATCACAATTACACCAGACGAAGCGCAGTTCATTGAGACCCGCAAATTCCAGGCTGAAGAAATTTGCCGCATTTACAGCGTGCCTACAGCCCTGGTGCAGCTGCCCAGTCAAACAACGTTCAACAATGTTGAGCAGCAAAACCTGCAATTTGCACGCCACACCATTGCACCGTGGGCGAAGCGCATTGAGCAAGAAATAGACCGCAAGCTGGTGCAGAGCTTTGAGCGCCCCGACATATACAGCAAGTTTGACCTGAGCGACTTGTACAAGGGCGACCTGGCAGCGCGAACCAATTATTACACACAGCTTTTGTCAAGCGGCGTCATTTCAATCAATGAGGTGCGCCAGAAAGAAAATCTAAACCCTGTGGACGGGGGCGATGTTTTGACCGTTCAGGTCAACCAAATTGCACTTGACCGCCTGGGTGAATACAGCGACAAAATTGCAAGCAATGAAAGCAACGGAACAGCATAAAGAAGCGGAAAAGCGTACCATGGGCACCATTGAGGTGCGCGACGCTGAAGGGGATGACATGGTGTTGGAAGGCTACGCAGCCGTCTTCAACAGTGAGACAGATTTGGGCCATTTCCGTGAGGTTATCAGCCCAGGCGCATTTGACGACGTAATGACCGACGACGTGCGCGCGCTCATTAACCATGACCCCAACCTGATTTTGGGGCGCACAGCAAATGGCACGCTTGAGCTGTCAACGGACGAACGCGGGTTGAAGTACCGCGTGAAGCTTGGCGGTCAGCAATACGCCAAAGACTTCTATGAAAGTGTCAAGCGCGGCGACATCAGTCAAAGCAGCTTCGCGTTCACGATTGATAAACAGTCATGGAACGAAGAGCGCACGGTGCGCAGCGTTGACAAGGTGCGGCAACTGTTGGACGTGTCACCTGTGACTTATCCAGCATACGCAGCCGCCACGGTGCAGGCGCGTGAACAACAGCTTGAGCTTGAAGAGGCCATTGCAGAAGCAGAGGCCCACACAGATACAGAAATCACTGAACCTACAAACAAAAAAACCATGAATCTCAACGAGATGAAGGCGGTACGTGCCAAGCACGCTGACCGTTTTGAAGAGTTGGTCAACGTCGCAGAAACCGAAAATCGCGACTGGTCCAACAATGAGCAAGAAGAGGCTGACCTTTGCAAGCGCGAGGTGGAACGCCTTGACGGCAAAATCGAGCGCCGCCAGGCGCATGAAGACATGATTGCACGGCAGGCCCAAATGGGCGGCGCGTCAGTGTCTGAGGCCAAAGAAATCAACAAAATTAACCGCTCTTTCAGCCTGTCCCGTGCTGTGCAAGCTGCCAGCTTTGGCAAGTCGCTGGAAGGCGCAGAAGCTGAGTGGGCGCAAGAAGCGGCCAAAGAGTACCAGATGCGCGGCTTGCAGATGAGCGGCCAGATTGGTATCCCAGCTTCGGCTTTGTTCCGTGCTGGTGCTGCTGACGACTTTCAGGCTGACAGCGGTGACGGCTCAGGCTTTGTCGCTACTTCTGTGCCTGGTGTCATCGACGCTTTGCGCACACCCACTATGGCAGAGCGCGTTGGTGTTACTACCATCAACAACGCTACTGGCAACCTTAAGTTCCCACGCGTTTCTGCCAAGGCTGCAGGTACTGAAGAAACAGAAGTTTCTGCAGATGATGCGTCTGGTTTGGAGCTTGACGAGGTGACACTTTCGCCAATTCGTGTGGCAGCCAACACCAAGTACAGCAAGCAGTTGATTTTGCAGGGCGGTGCTCAGGTGGACGCTATGATTTCACGCGAGCTGGCTGCTGGTATCAACGAGACTATTGACAAGGCTGTGTTTGCTAAGGCTGCAGCGTCCGCTGGCGCAATCGTGGACAAGGGTGGTGTCGCCTTGGATGCTTCTAACGTGTTTGCAATGCAGAAAAATGTGTTGGCCGCTGGTGGTGACTTGTCACGCTGCGCTTTTGTAGCATCACCCAGCGCAATGTCATTGATGAAAGCCGACGTGGCTGTTGCTAGCATTCGGGCGTTGGTGGACAACAATCAGATTGACGGATACCCGTCATATTTCACGCCGAATCTTGTCGACGACGACGCTGGGCAGGGCGCTTTGTTGTTTGGTGACTTCCAGCTGGGCATGGTGTTGGCCTTCTTTGGCGGCATTGACTTGTTGGTTGACCCATACAGCAACGCAGGCACTGCGCAAATTGCTTTGCACGTGAACAAGTTTTACGACACTGAGGTGCGCCAAGCGGGTGCATTGGCTTACACTTCAGATTTCGTCTAATAACTGACTAACACGGGAAGCCTGGCAACTGGGCTGGGCTTCCCTTTTTTATCTTGTACCTATGCACGTCAACAAACCCGCACACCTCGGTGGCTCTTCTGTCGTACTGCTGTCAGACGCCAAAGAATTTCTTCGCGTTGACCACAGCGACGAAGACACAACCATTGGCGCCCTGTTGGATGCTGCGGTGGCATGGGTAGAAGATTACACAAACCGCAGTCTGCGCGCTGGCAACACGGCGACGTTCAGTCTGCCTGCCTTTCGCACGGCTGCATTGGCCTATGGCCCCGTCTCAGCGGTGACGGCAGTGTATTACGACGACACGACAGGCACACAGCAAACTCTTGACGCCTCCAAATATTACTACGAAAAGCCGCACGACGGCAGCATTTTGCTGCACTTCCATGACACGCCAGACGTGGAGGACTACAACGCAACCCCTGTGCGCATTGTGGCCACAGTGGGCGCGTCTCCGTCTGCCAATGTCAAGCACGCGGTGAAAATGTTGGTGGGGCACTGGTACGAGAATCGCCGCGCGGTAGTTACTGGCACAATCACAGCCCAGGTGCCTATGGCTGTGGAGGCGCTGCTTAGTGTTGAACGCATCATTGACCATAGGCAGTGAACATCGGCTTTCTAGATAGACGCATTCAGATACAGCAGCAGTCAATAACCGTGGACGCATACGGGGACAGGACGGGCAGCTGGTCGACGCTGCACACTGTTTGGGCAGCCCTGGACAATAAAAGCGCCAGCAGCAGCGTCATTGCAGAGCAAGAGGCAAGCATTAACCGTGTGACATGGCGGGTGCGCTACAGCACTGACATGGCAGCGGTGACAACCAACATGCGTATTTTGTACGGCAGCGATGTCTACAACATTCTGGCAGTAACTGAACACGGGCGCAAGCATGAGCTGCATTTCGTGACCGAAAAGGTAGAAAGCTGATGGGCCGCCTCTCTCAAGCAATGGCAGGCCAGGCTATAACCGCCACGCGCGGCGCTGGCATTCTCAAGGCCCAAATCAAAATTGATGGCCAGACCGAGCTGCTGCGCAAAATCGAAAAGCTGAGCGAGTGGAATGAACGCGACTTCCAAGGCTTGCGACAGGTCAAGAAGCGTGTGGCTAAGGTGTACGTAGACCAGGCCAAGCAAAATGTGGGCGACTTTCTTGAAGATATTGACGTCTATGCGCGCACAGGCAAAGGCCCAGGGCGCCACAAAGCAGGGCGGTCAGGTCGCGTGCGGCAGACTATCCAGAGCGGCACGCTACGGCGCAGCATAAAGGTGTGGCATCCCCGCACCAACAGCACGTTCACATATGCAGGGCCGCGCACGCGCTTCAAGTCTGCACAAAGCAAAAGCACCAACCGCTCGGACGGCTGGTTCGCTCACATTGTAGAGGGCGGTGACAGCTTTGGTCAAAAGAAGACCACGTACAACACGGGTGTCTTTGCGCGCAGCAAACGCCAGACCGTGCCGCGTATGGCTAAAATGTTGAACCGCATGCTGAAGGCACGCTTCAAGTATTATATGCGATGAAAGTAGGCGCAGCCATTTACGAACTGCTGAAGAATGACAGCGCGGTCAATGCGCTGGTGTCTGGGCGCATCTTCCCTGAACTTGCTGTTGAGGGTGACGCAGCGCCTTACATTGTTTACAGCATTGTCAGCAACACGCCAGTAGACACCAAGGACAGCGCGCCAGTAGATGAGGCAGCCCTTGAAATCTTCAGTGTGGCCAGCACATACGCCGTGGCCAATGACCTTGCAGACAAGGTGCGCGCGGCGCTGAGCCGTAAAACCAAAGTGGTCTTTGATACTGTCACCGTGCAGTCTATTCAGTACACAAACGAAGTTGTAGAGGTTACGCCAGAGCGTGACTACTATATAGCTGTTCAAGACTACACCGTGCGCACGGGCGATGTGGTGCCAGAGTTGCTGTTAAACACCTACCCTGGGGCATATGCAGCTTATGGCCTGCGTCGCTTAAATGGTTTTTACAATGGCCCTGCCGTTCGTTTGCGTCGTAGCAGCGACAACGAAGAATTAGATATTGGCTTTAATTCCGACGGCAACCTGGACACCGCCGCAAGCGCCGCCTTTTACGACGGCACAAACCTGCAGGCGGTGACGTGGTACGATCAAAGCGGCCACGGCAGAGACACAACGCAAACTCAATCAGGGCCACAACCGTTGTTGTACAATAATGCGGGTTTATTGAATCATGGTGGTTTCCCCGGTTTGCGTTTTGTCGGGTCGGATGAATTACCTTTCGACAGTACCGGTTTGGACATTGGCAATTTGTCGGCGTTTACTGTGGGCAAGTTTCAAGACACAGCGGACACAGAATATTTGTTGGCTGTCAGTGGTAACGCCGACGGGAACAAACGTTTTCAGGTGCCTGTTTTGTATGCGTCCAATTTTAATTACGCCTACGGCGGAAACGTAAGCGGCTTAAGCACTGCGGCCAACGTTTACAGAAATCTGCACACGATGATTGCAGGCAGTACGCAAGGCAATGCGCAAGCTTGGCTGAATGACAGCAATTTGGGCAACCTGTCTTTGTCGTCTGGCATCGACAGCACAGACACAGGCGTTGGGGCTTTAAATGGTTTTGGCCGAATGGACGGTTTTGTCTTTGAAATTATTGTGTACGACAGCGACCAAAGCACCAACCGCGCAGGCATTCAAGCCAACATCATGACACACTACAACATCACATGAAAGACTTTTTGATTCACAACTGGGGTGAAATCGCAATCGCACTGCTGGCGTTTGTCAAGGTTATTGTGAACCTGACCCCCACCGAAAAAGACAACCAGGTTTTTGGGTATTTAGATACCCTGGTAAACATGGTAATTGCAGACAAAAAAAAACCCTCTAACACACAGAACTAATGGCCCAAACTACCGGCATCATGAACGGCAGTCAGCTGCGCGTGCAGTTTGCGAACGATGGCGTCGCAACTGTTGCAGTTGACCACCTCACAGACCTGTCAGTGTCCTTCACTACTGAGACACGTGACACCACTTCAAAAGATAATGCAGGCTACCGTGCTATCTTGCCAGGACTCAAGACGCTCACCGTAAGCTTTACCGCATTCTATGCAGCCGACGCTGGCAACGGATATGAAGAGCTTTTTGCTGACATGGAAGCAGGGCAAAAGCTTGACGTTTTCATTGGCAGTTACCAGCAAAGCGACGACAGCCAAATCACAGAAGACATGGACATTGCTTTTGAAGCTTACTGTACTAACTTGGAGTTAAGCGCAGGGACAGAAGATAACGCCAGTTACACCTGCACCCTCGAATGCGTGAGCGACCCAACTTTCAACACGTCTGATTGATGACAATAACCCTGGACAATCAAACCTTCCCAGTCAAGGCCAACATGCGCGCATGGCGTGAATTTGAGCGTGAGACGGGCAACAAAGTGGCAACAATTGACGCGGAAGACGTCACCCTGATGCCAGAGCTTTTGTACTATTTCGTGCGCGAGGGATGCCGCAAGCAGGGCATGAAGTTTGAAATGGAGGTTGAAGATTTTCTTGGGCTTATTGACGTCACTGACTTGGCGCAGGTTGTCGAGGTCATTGAGCAGAGCATGGCACCAGAAAAAAAAACGGCGGCCAGCGAAGCGATGAAGACCCACTTGAATGGGACAAAATAGAAGAGTTGGGGTTAGGTCTGTTAGGCCTGACCCCTGCACTTCTGTATGACCTCACCTTCAGGGAGTTTGCCAACGCGGTGCGCGGTCGGTACGCAGACAGGGAACAGCAACAACAAAGCGCCTGGGAACGTACACGCTGGCAAACCGCGTTGCTGTTAAACGTACACACGAAGAAGGGCAGCAACCTGCGACCGCGCGACCTGGTACAGTTCCCATGGGAAAAGGTCGAAAAGCAGAACAACCCACACGCGGGATTTGCGCAACTTGTAGCACTGGCAAAAAAGAAACAGCAGAGAGATGAGCACACTGGGGGAACTCGTAGTTAAAATTGGCGCTGATACGCGCAACCTGAACAAATCGCTGGGGCGTGTGCAGAGCAACCTGCGCGGCATGACCCGCAACTTCCAGGCGCTTGGGCAGAACATCACACGCAATGTGACGTTGCCCCTGGCTGCCTTTGGTGCGGCTGCGGTTAAGAGTGCGGCAGACCTTGAGACGCTTGAAACGTCTTTTATCAGCTTGACAGGTGGCGCAGAGCAGGCGGCCAAGATGGTTGCACAGCTTAATGACTTCACAGCCAAGACGCCCTTTCAGCTTGAGGCGGTAGGCAAGGCCGCGCGCCAGCTTATTGCAAGCGGCACAGGCATTGAAGACGTAAACACGCAGCTTCAATTTTTGGGCGACATTGCAGCGACCAGTGGCAGCAGCATTGACGAAATAGCCGCCATCTTTGCGAAGGTCAAAGCAAAAGGCAAGGTTGAACTCGAAAACCTCAACCAGCTTGCAGAGCGTGGCATTCCAATCTTCACAGCGCTAAGCGAGGCCACAGGCCTGCTGCCGTCAGAGTTGGGCGCGGGTCGCGTAAGCGTCGAACAGTTTACCAAGACGCTGCAGGGCTTTGCTGAAGAAGGTGGGTTTGCCAACGGCGCTATGGAACGCCTGAGCCAAACAGCGGCGGGTAAGTTCAGCACGGCCCTGGACAACCTCAAGTTGGCAGGCGCTGCCCTGGGTGAGCAGTTGCTGCCTGCCGTGACTGCGGTGCTGGACAAGGTGACGCAGCTGAGCCAAAGCTTTGTCAAGACCAACCAGAGCACACGCGGCCTCATTATTGAGTTTGGGCTGTTGGCTGCGGCGGTCGGTCCTGCGCTAATTTTCTTGCCTCAGATTATTGCGCACCTGGCAAACATGAAGCTGGCCTTCCAAACGTTGCGCATTACTATGATGGCCAACCCGTTCATCTTGGTGGCCACTGCACTTACAACACTGGTGGGCGCGGTGGTGCTGTTTAGAAACCGCACGCACGACGCAGTGGCGGCCAATGACACGTTCATTGCGTCACTCAAAGACCTTGACAAACAGGCGCAAATCAATGAGGCCAAGGCACGCCTGCGCGAACTGGAAAGCGAAAAGCGCAAGCTGAAAGAGGCGCAGGCCATTGAGATGCAGGCGCAGGCGGTGGGCACCTTGGGCGACAAGTTTGACAAACAAATTGCACGGGGCAACGTCCACAAATACACTGAGCAAATTGGCGCGCTTGACGACCAGATGCGCGACCTGGCTAAGCGTATCCAGACAATGCACAAAGCTGAAGAGGACACGCCGCGCGTGTACAAGGCCAGCGAGGCGGCAGCGTCTGACTATGCCGACAGCCTCGGGCATTTGTTCAGTAAGCTCGAACAGGTACAGGTCAAGACCCAGGCGGCCAACATGACCATGGGCCAGTTTTTCAGCATGCTTGAAAATGTGCAAGTGCAGACCGACAAGGTAGCGCAGGCAGGGCGCAGCATGGGTGAGACGCTGGCAGACTCATTGGGCAACGCCATTGGCCAGGCGCAAAGCTTTGGCAGCATGATGCTGGAGGTGGCGCGCAGCGTCATTGTTGCATACCTGGCACAGACAAAAGCCAAGGTGTTGCAGAACAGTGCAGAGGGTGCAAGCGGCACAGGCCCAGCCTATCCCTTTGTCATGGCTGGTTTGCTCACGGCAGGCATGGCGCTCATGAACCGCGTGCAGATACCAGCGCTGGCCAAGGGCGGCCTGGCGTATGGCCCAACAATGGCCATGGTGGGTGACAACAGAAACGCAGCAATTGACCCCGAGGTTGTCGCGCCGTTGTCCAAGCTGAAAGACATGATGGGCGGCAACCGCGTTGAGGTGTTTGGCCGCATCAAAGGGAATGACATTTTCTTGAGCAACACCCGCAGCGGGACAACACGCAACCGTCTGGCATGAGTTACCTAGTAGCAAAAGGCACAGGGCAAAGCCTTAACGGTGACAGCTATGAAGTGCGCATCATTCACAACACCATTGGCACAGACTCAACGGTAGAGTTTTCACTGGGGTCTGATGGCTTTGTGCTAAAATACGAGAGCGTCGACGACAAGTTTTTGGTGCCTGGCATTGTGCACTCACGGTGCGAGGTCACGACGCTGTGGCAGCAGAGCGAGCACACAAAGCTTGACCAGCTGCTGAGCGCACTGCTGAGCAGTGAAGACGGTGACTACATTTTAGAGGTGCTCAAAGACGGTGCGCGCTGGTGGGTCGGCGTCATCTTGGTTGAAGAGTTTAAGGTGGACGAAGACGACAAGCTGCGGGAAGTGCGCGTGGTCGCATCTGATGGTATCAGCCTGCTCAAGCACGTTGATTACAATGACGACGGCACAGCATACACCGACCACCAAACAATCTTTGACACGCTGAAAAACCTGCAAGAAAAGTGGGTGTTGTTTGATTACCTAAACGGTAAAAACAGCGGGGCACAGCACCGCATAGCGTGGGCGGAAGACGTGTATAGTGAGGATGACTATATCATGGCGGCCTACCCTCACCCGGCAGGTACTGATTTAAAGAGCATACAGCGCGCCAGGACATACAGCAACGTCTGGCAAGAGCAGACCACAGAAGGCGTGCAGTTTGTCAAAGCCTATGACGTGCTTGTCTCACTGTGCAACACCTTTCAGTGGCGCCTGTATAGCCATGGCGACGCCTGGCACTTCATGCCACAAAGCATCACAACGCAGGCGGTGGACGGCAACGTGTTGCAATGGGACGGCACAGTAGTTGACCGCGAGGTCATCAGCCGATACAGGTATCAACTGGACCAGACCAACAATGTGCGGCAAAAAGACGCGAACTGGACGCTGAGCTACACACCCCCAGTCAACAGCTGCAAGGTCAAGCGCGACACAGGCGGCGGCCCATACGTGTTGCATGCCTTTGGCTTTGACCCTGGCACAGCGCAGAACGGTGCCGCCATGGAATACCCAGGCGCCGACACCGAGGCGGATGACGTATTCTACAAGCTGCATGGGCGTGTTGACTTTACAGGCACAGCCATTGCAGCCCTGGACAACCCCACCGCTGAAATTGTGCTTCGCTTTGAAATCCGCTTTGGCGAAAGCGGCGGTTACACGTATTACAAGAATGAGCTGACCGACAACAGCGGCATCTTGCAGGGCTTCACATGGATTGACGGCGTATACGACAGCATCCCAGTGGGCGCACAGAATCCAGGGTACAGCGGGACGGCGGGATATTATTACCACGTGCCTATTTCAATCGAGCAGGCGGTGTACAACGCAGGTGAAGACTATTTCAGACAATTTGATTTTGAAATCATGGTACCGCCGCCAGCTACAGCGAAGACTGGCGTAACTGTCACACCTGAGTTTTTGGTGTTTGACAGCAACGGCACGGCCAACGCCACGTACAAGGCTTCTATGTCGGCAACTGTGGCAATGCTGGCCATGGAGAAGCGCAGCGGCGACAACCGTGAGGCGTTACCTGACTGGGATATTGTCGCACGCGCCAGCGCAGGGCGTGGTGAAATAAACCTTGGCACCACATACGTGGGTCAGCTTGGTGGCGGTCAAGGCGGTATCACAGTGCGCACCGACGCATCTACATACGGCACAACAGACCAGTGGGTCAACCAGGCCAGCGACGACGCGCGGCAAATCAACACGCTGTTGGTGGAAGAAATACTTGCACATCACAACGCGCCCAAGTATGTGGAACGCGGCAGCATTGTACTGCGCGGCTCATCAGCTGAGGTGCCTAAGCCGTTTGCGAGATTCACCGACATGGATTCAGGCAACTACTATACTGCCATCAATTACCAGTTGAATGCGACGGCGTGTGAAGTAGACGTGACACTGCGCAAGGCGGGGCGCGATGCCATCAGCATCACAACCAGCGACGAAAACACAGGCAAGGGTGTGACCACTCAGGGCGGCAGCACAGGACAAGACCAGACCACGCCTGTGCCAGTTACGCGAGGCTACAACGTGCAGGCAAATGGCATCTTTGCCCAAGACTGGTCTGGTGTCATTGGCTCAGGTGAAACGCTTGAGGCGTATTACACTGTCCTGCCTGACGGCACTGGCAAGAAAGTAGACCACCAAGGTGAGACGCCTGCAAGCGGCTTCAGCATCAACCGCAAAATCTACTTCAGGACGTTAGGCCTGCATGAAAGCACAGACACGGGCTGGGTGGCGCTGCCGACCAACCAACCCGCTGAGGGTGACACACTTGAACAGGCCTTTGAAAAGATTGACCTGTACATGTCGCTTTTGCAGAACGCTTCATACAGCTTTTTGATAACGTACAAAGAAGAAAGTGACTACCTGTTAGACGACTTTGCAGGCGCTCAGGGGGCATATAGCTTGCGCAAACTGCGTAGCGCATACACAGGCAACTGCATTCGGGTTCGGCGCAGCAGCGACAATACCACGCAAGACATAGGGTTTGACGGCGATGAGCTTGACACGTCAGCGCTGTCAACGTTTTGCGGCAGCGGCAACGGTTGGGTGGTCATTCTGTACGACCAGAGCGGCAACGCCAGAAACGCGACTAACACGGACACAGCAGAACAGCCGCAAATCTACAGCGCGGGGTCTGTCATTTTGGACAACGGCAAGCCCACCATGAAGTTTGACGGCAGCAATGATGCGTTATATACAACCAGCTTTGCACCAAACCCCAACGGCGCGTACAACTTTGTCATGGTCAGCAGCTATGCGCGGGTCAACGTCCCTGCGCAGATGGGTGGCAACAGTTGGGGCAGTTCAACAGGTCAACAGAATTTTCTGGCCATGATGAACGGTACTGGACAGATGAGAACAGCAGTACGGTACAGCGGCGGCAGTTTGCCACGACCAGACAGCACAGGCACCTTCACAGCAAACACACAGATTGTCACAACCGCAACATTTGCCACGGGTGAGTGTGAGGCGTATTACAATGGCACGCAAGAGTCTGACAAGTTCAGCCAAAGCCTAAGCGCCAACCCAAACAATCACACAAGGGTCATGGGCATTGGTTCGCGTAGTCATGACGGCGGTCTACCTATGCAGGGACAGCTGCAAGAGTTCATTGTGTTTAGCAACAGCACGCCCCACGACGCTGAAAGCCTCAGCGACGCCGTGAATGAATTTTACACCGCTTTCTGATGGAATACATACTTATCAAAGCCGTGGGCGTTATTAACAGCGAGAAACGCGCGCAAATCATTTCACGCGAGCTGTACAACATCACACGCCCTGTGCACCTGCAGACACCTGAAGAGAAAAACGGCAGGCTGTTTGGAATCATTCAGCACCCAACAAAGACCGACCAGTTTGCACTGCGCGTTGACACAGATGAGCTGATACTGGTACATGACGAATGCAACCTTGAAAAGCTCGTCGCCATGTTCCCAGAGCTGACGGCGGCAGAACGTTACGACCTTCAGGCCGCTGTGCACCAGTTGGATGAAGTGCCCTTTTCTGCTATTTTACCTACTACTGTGACTGTGCGGGATGCTCAGTACATGGAGGCAAACGGATGGATTGAACCCTATACTGATGAATGAGCTAAAATGTCACCTACAAAATGCCTTGAACGTCACATACGTTGGCACTGTCCTGGTAGGTTATATTGACGACGCTGTGACAATTTGCGCAGGTTTGACTTTAATGTGGTGGAACATTGAACGCGCGTTGAAGGTGCGCAAAGAAAGACAAGACGGTGAGGTACTTTAACTTTGAAGAGTTTGACAGCCCAGACGAACCTGGCAGCGGTCACAACATGGACGACACGTTTTTGGAAATGCTGGACGAAGCGCGCGCCATCGCAGGCGTGCCCTTTGCCATTACCAGCGGCTTCAGGACGCCAGCACACAACAGAAAGGTCAAAGGCACAAAGGGCAGCAGTCACATGCAGGGCTTGGCGGCTGACATTGCCTGTGCTGACAGCTATACCCGCGCCATTATTGTCAACGCGCTGATGGACGCAGGGTTCATGCGCATTGGCATTGCAGACACCTTCATACATTGCGATTGTGACACCCAAAAACCTGAGCCGCGTTTCTGGCTTTACTAAGCTGCTGGCAGGCATTGACCTAACTGAAGCCTTCAAGACCAAGGGCGATTTGAAGCGCTGGTCTGCAAAGCGCACAGTGGGCGGTCTTATTGCCAGCACCGCATGCTACGACATCACCACACATGGCATGTCATGGGCTGCGGTTTGTTTGTGCGGCATTGCCGTGGTACCTTTGGTGGCAAGTATGTTTGAACCGCGCTGAAGCGGGACAATTGTTTCTTCATTTTCTTTGGTTGATGCGGGGTTGCCAGAACGCTGGCGCCCCGCTTTTTTGTGCGTCAACGTCGCGGTGTTGATAACTATGTCCGCCATTTGTATGTACGTTGTGGGTCATGGCTGTATGTTTGGGTCATCAATCAAACGCAATGAGAGAGCTAAAACCCAACGGCATCAGCCACAGCGTGGTGCCAGACAAACCCATGACGTTCAACCAGTGGATGCAATACATTCACGCACAAAACCATTCAAAATGAACTATGATTACATGCACGAAGGCCACGGCCACTACACACGCCGCAACGGCGTAGACTTTAGGGAAGGCAGCTATAAGTGCCTGCCCGACAACGGCAAGCAATTTATGCGCCAACGTATGCGCGACATGGGTTTCAAGCTGTTCCAAGACTTCACACACACAGACGGCCATGAAACGCGCTGGTGGTTTAAAGACGTGAAAACGTGGGAAGCACGCACCCCAGGCATTGAAAAGCTGGGTTACATGGCCAGCGCAGCCCTGGAAGTCTCATGACCTATGACATGCAATACCCTATAAGAATCAACGTCAGAATGACAGAAGAGCAGCGTGACGCGCTGCAGCATCATGCACACCGCTTAGGCCTTAGCAGCAGCGCGCTCATGCGTGTCATGATTAACCAATTGGACAACAACACAAACCCAACAACATGAGTTTCATATCGGACGACTTCGCACGAAGCAACAACAACGCAGGCAGCTACTTTAAACCCGTAAAAGACCGTACAAGCAAGGTGCGCATCTTGAGCGAAAAAGGCCTTGAAGGCTATGTCTGTTGGACAGACGACAATAAGCCTGTGCGGTGGCACTGGAAGGACAACAAACCAGAAGCCAACTACCGTGAAGGCGACAAGCCCCGCAAGTTTTTGGCTGTGGCGGTTTGGAACTACGACGCCGAGTGTGTGCAGCTGTGGGAAATCACGCAGAAAAGCGTGTTTGACGCAATCTTTGAAATCACAAAAGACCCTGATTTTGGCCACCCCAATACGTTTGACATCAAAATCACG